GTATCCAGTTGCTGAGTTGATCGACGTTCTGGGCCCAACTCAGATTGTTATCCGTCTTATCAACAACGTAGTTTACGCTTAATCCTTAGGAAAGGTAATAACAATGAATACAATTCTGCCTAATGGTGCCGTTGCGGACCACCTGGCTCCTAGAACCGCCAAGAAGTCAGACTCATATGTAGCTGACATCTTGGAAGCTAAGGAGCGTCTGAAGACCGCTACAGGCCGTACATCAGCTACCCGTGAGGAGAAGCAACGTCGTCTTGCTACCATCCTCGCCGACAAGGACAACTACATGACCCGTTTGGGCCAGGGTATGATTGGTCCTATCCAGTTGAAGCTCCGTTACCAAGGTATGACCCGTAACGTTCTTCTTGAGGACCCGTTAACACCTGGTGTTCCTGTTATGTACGACGTCTTGGACGAGTACGGTCAGGCTTACATTTTGTCCGGTAACGAGGGTGAAGTCCGCGTGACTCCATTCGAAGGTAAAAAGGTTCCGGTTCGCTTGTTCCGTATTGCCACCTTCCCTCAGATTAAGAAGGAAGACCTCTGGTACCTCCGTGTAAACATCGTAGAGTATGCTCAGGACATGTCCAAGCAGGCTATTATGATGCAGGAGGACGCCCGTTTGATCACCGTCCTCGAGGCTGCTATCAACAACTATGCTGTTGACCCCAACCACGTAGTTTCGCCTAGCCACGTAGTTAACGAGTTGTCCGGTTACGTCACTCCTGACTCGATGTACGACCTGGTTGCTTTGATTGAAGTCCACCAGTTGGAGGCTACCCGCCTGTTATTCAACCCAATTGACTACAGAGACCTGTACAAGTGGGACATTAACCAGACCGGTTGGGCCTTCAAGGACCGCGTAGTTGCTGGTGAGCGCATCGTTCAGTTCGGTGGGTTCCAGGTACAGCGTTCAATTGAGGTTCCACAGGGAACAGTTTACATGACTCCATCACCTGAGTTCCTCGGTGTATTCCCAGTTATGTACTCCCTCGATGTCGAAGAGAACCACACCCCAGAGAAGTTCCACAAGGGTTGGGTCATGGACGAGCTCGTTTCCGAGATTGTTCTTAACCCACGTGGTCTCGGTAAGATTGTTAAGGCTTAGTTCTTAACATAAAAGTAGTCGTAGGCCATCCGGCATTGTCGGTACCCTTCAGCCGGGTGGCTTCTTCTACACAATTAAAAAGCAGATAATTTCCTAGATCTGTTAGGGGTAAGATGGTCTTATCCCCTTGAAACAAGGAGAAATAAAATGTCAAAGACAGTTTCACGTTCAGGCGAAAATGGTGAATCAACACCAGTAGCAATTCCATATGATGATGGTGTTGTAGTAGAGCATAAGGCAGATCCCAAGGATATTGCCGGAGCCCGTTCCATTATTGCCCCAAATGTAAAAGGATTCAGAGACGAAGATATCAAGGACTGGATTGAGAACTTGATGGATTCAGCTACAAACTTTTCGAGCCCCAAAGGTTCGTTTAAGTTAGCAGCTAGAGGTCTTACCGGTTCGGTACAGATGCTTCCTGAGGAGATTCGTAAGGACCCATATATCCTTCGAGCAGTACAACGTGATAAGATTCGCTTCTTAACCGAGGACGAAGCTAGAGACAGAATCGAACAACTACAAGACGAGACGGACACAAGTGAAGATCACTTGAAGCACCTTATGGAAGCCCTGGATTCACAAGCTTCCGAAAGAGATTTCCGTTACAAGATTGACTTACCGGATGACGCCGAACCAAAACGGTCTCTTACGGTAGAAGAGATTTGGGCTAGTTCAAAAAATAAGCCAGAGTCTCCAAAGAATTTTAAAAATCACGTAGCTCAGGGAGAAACTGAGTTTACAATATAACCAAGGAGCAACATGCCAAACTACCCTGGCGGCGGTAATATTAACGCCCAGACCAATACAAGTGCTAACTGGTTCTACCCATTCTTACCGCAAGGTATTTTAGGTATTACCGTAACAAGTGGTATTTCAACCATTTCAGGTATCGCTCAAACGGGTTGGGCCTCCTTTAACCAAGCTGGATTTACTTTCCAGAATGGTCAGTACAACTCTAGAAGAGAAGGATTTGGTGCTTAATCATGGCAGTTACTATTTCAGGTGAAATGAGCGTAAAGCAAAAGGTACGTGCCAACCTTTTTGGTGGTGCCAACTCCTTTACGGGTAATCCTACTCCTATTGTTAATGCTGCTACCACCGCTAGTGGTTTGTGGAGATTTGCTTTTGCTGCTACAGCTACGCAGACAGCTACAATTTCTGGTACAGTTG